CGTTCACCGAAAGGTTTTAATTTCATTTTTTGCCTTTTTTAGTTGATTCACGTTTTACACTGTAGGCGATGGCCACAGCTTGCGCTGGTTTTTTACCAGCATCTATCTCAGCCTTAACATTAGCACGGAAGGCTTCTTTACTAGATGATTTTTTTAATGGCATAGCTAACTCCCCATCCAAGAGCTGGATGCTCCGCTACCATTAGCATACGACTTACGGGGCGCGTTGTCAACCCTATATTCTCGATGGGCTACTGGGAACGCAAATGTCACGCATAACGCGTCGGCTGCGTCCGGACTTGCCATGCCCCTGGCTTTCATCTCTTTCTTACCTTCTAAGAATATCGTTCCGCTGCTATTAGGCTTTTTCATCGGGCCTGTCAAGTCCGATTTTAATTTTCTATCCTCCGGTATGCTGGCGCTGCGTAACCACTCCCGCATCGCGCCCCACATCTCGGCCCGCTTGTTGCCCCACATAATAGAGTTCTTAGCCCGTGACCCGAAGTTCACACCGCGCACCTTGTACCGTTGCTCGGTTAACCTGTCCAATATGCCGTACCCCAGTCCGCCCTCGTCGATGACGGTCATCACTGGTTTATACTCTTCTATTGCCTCGATCACCCGACCTACGACAGTCATTGTGTCCTCGCCCTGATAGCGCTTAATAGCGACGATATCCCGCCCTTGACGGACAACGATGACCGTGCTGTCGGCACCTCCTCGCGCGGGATCCACCCCGATAACGATAGGCGCAGACGTATCCTTATATCTCTCACGTTTGAACGCGTCCTCAACGAGTGTCGGGCTGATAAACTGGTCTTCGCCTGACGATGGAAACTCACCGTAAACCTCGACCCTCGCCTGGCTACTGTCCTCACCATACTCGGCAATAATCTGTTCATATACCGCTTTATCCGTGTCCTCGACCTGCCTCGCGTCAATTTGTCTGCCATGCCAAAAGTCCCGTTTAGAGTTAAAGCACTCAAAGAAGTAGCCTTGGTTGCGACGCGGGTTGCTGAACGCGAACCAATACCGGTCTAGTATGTTCTCCGTAAAGAAGCCCGCACCCACTGACCATATCGTGTCAGGTATACCACTCGCCTCGTCAAATATCAACATCATCCCGTCGTGGTTGTGGACACCGGCGTAACTGTCAGGGTTCTCTTCCGACCACAGCTTACCCTCTGCCGCCCAGTACCGCGTACCCTTTTTCAAGTCACGCTCGACTAGCTCGCACACCCATTTCGCTGGCACCAGCTTGGTCGCACTGATCTCCCACCAGTGTGCGTTTATTATCATGGCCTGCCACTTAGTCAACTCACCCCAGGTGACTGACCGCAGTTGCGACTCACTGTTGGCGCTGACGACAACACTTGAGCCGATGCGTGTCGATAACATCCACAGTATCAGCCAGCTAACCAGCGCCGACTTACCTATACCCCGTCCGCTACTGACCGCCTCACGCAGTGTCGACATGTCGACCTGCCCACGGTTCTCTTTAATGTGCGTTGCGATGGTTCTTAAGACGTCGCGCTGCCATTGACGTGGCCCCTTGAACTTAGCCAGTGGCGTGTTGGCTTGGCCCCACGGAAACGCGAACAGCACAAACGCTTCAGGGTCGTCCGCAACACGCGGATCCCACAGCCTTGACATGAGGAGTTGTTCTTCGTCCGAGCTATATATAGGTAGTTGCATTAGAATCGTTTGCTATACATAAGTTGTAGCAATTTGTTGGCGGGGCTGTACCCTATGTCGGCTTGATTGTTTTCGTCTTCGTATGACGCGCCCATTCTGTCAGGGCTGTAGTTAAGACCAAATCCGTTGTACCTAGCGTCAAAGTACGGGTCTACACTAAAGTCTTTATCTGACCCCCAGTCACCTTTTGCTTTGTACCCACCGCCTTGTAGCCCAAACCCTATACCATCTAGTCGTGAGCCTATGCGACCCCCACCCGATACCACATCCGTGCCGTAGGCTTTAGACTTACTGAGTGACCCGCTTGCTTGCAGATTGAGCAACAGTTTACGCAATAACGAGGGGTCTTGCGCGAGTAACTGATTCATGCCTTGATAGTCAAACTCAGGCTGTGAGCGAGATAAAGTAGGGTAATCTTCGGGAAGTCTGAAATCCAATTCTTTAGCCATCTACAGTTACCCCTTTTACTATACGTGATTGAGCCTCGGCTAGTGCCTGAGTGATACTTATCTTTTGGTACACATCCACACTGATCTCAGTCTTGGCTGTCCATGCGTGTGCATGCTGCAACACAGCCAGCGCCGACTTAGCGTCGCCTTCTTTAGCGGAGGCGATCAGCACCTGGGCCATCTCCAGCTCACCGTCTGCTTTACCTTTCTGCGCCGCCATCTCCGCTACGGGGTCTAGCTGGCACAGTTGCCGGTACTCGGACGGCAACATGCCCGCAGCGAGGGCCAAAGAGTCATTCTTCAGACCCAGCTTGGCTGCGTCGTATATTTTCTGTAAACGCGATTCGGTGGCTTTTACCTCGCGTGGCGTAAAAGGTATCGATAGGAATGTCATTAGCGCATAGTATTTGTTTACATGCGTGGTGTCAAGGGCGTAGATTGGGTAGTTGTTACATGTAACGCAGAAAGCCGAAAAACGCGTTACTTACTACATCCTCTAGTGTCGGCTTAACCGCCTATGTTTAAACAAATGTTTAGACTATTTGTTCATTACGTACATAGTAACATATATGTTACTACTTGTTCATCACGTACATAGTCACTTCAAAGCCAAAACGCATTTCTGTAGCTGCTGGTGTAGTCCACATGGTAGATCTCCTTAAGTCGATTGAGTGTACACATCAAGGTGTACGTGTACACATTCTCAGCTTTTGTATATACATTGTATATACAGATAACCATGATTCTATGTGGCTAGTGGGCAGGTGGGCAGATTGCTAGTGGGCAGGTGGGCAATCTTAATAAAAAATAAAAATTTCTTCTGACACCATCGTCCACGAAGGCCCTTCCCCCCGGGCCCTACCCCCCCATGCAAAATGCAAACAATTCCCAGCTGCCGGCTGTATGCTAATAATAATCATTCTCATTGGCTAGTGGGCTGGCAGCCAGGCAGCCGCGCAGCAGATCGCAGTCTGCAGTCTGCATTGGCATTATTGCCACATTGCCATGCGAGTTTTATTTGCTGCTGGCCTGGCGCTTATTGGTCATATTGTCATTTGGAAATCATTGGCAATATTGTCATTTGGAAATCATTGGCAATATTGTCATTTGATTTTAAGTGCTGGAATTATGCAAAGGGAAAAAAGCCGGAAACAAAAAGATTGGTCATATTGGCAATATTGCCATGACAATTTTAGTCGCTGGCATTTGCGCCCATGGTTTTACATACCTTATATATATATACTTTTCTAAGTATAAGTATAAATAAATGACAATATTGCCAATAAAGCTCTAAGACTCGCTTGCCTTGTGCCTTTGCACGATCCGCCACAATTGCCAATCTATTGCCAATCTATTGCCAATCCATGACAATAAAATGCCAATAACGTCAAATAGTGTAAAAGAATGTTTGACAATCTAATTTAAAAGCGTATTATTGATTCATGCGCTGGATTTAGCGCGATTATGTGAAAGGTTAAGAAAAATGATTGTTATCTATTCTTTTTATGCTTTAGTTTTAATTGGCGCAGCTTTAATTGTTTACAGCTGCTTTAAAATTTAAGGGAGTTTAATATGATCATGCAAGACTACAAAAACAGCAAACCAACAGAAGAAAAGACAACCGCGTGGGATATTGTTGGCGCGGTTGCCTTTGCTGTAATTCTTATATCTTTAATCTTTATCGCAACAATTTAAGGGGTGTAAAAAATGAAACAATCAATTAACTTATATAATTTCCGTGACGCCTTCCGCGCTTGCGGCCGTGAGTCTCAATTTAGTTATGAAGCGCTGGGCTATTTATTTGACTGGCTCGAACAATATGAAGCTGACGCCGGCGAGGAAATAGAATTAGACGTTATCGCGTTATGCTGCGACTATTCAGAAGACACCGCCGATCAAGTTATAACTAGTTATGACCTAGACGCCGAAGGCCTAAGCGAAGAAGAAAAGCACGCGCTTGTTTCTGATTTTTTAAGCGAAAATACCTCGTTGATCGCTGAAACCGATAACGAGTCATATTTATATCAACAATTCTAAAGTTTTCGTTATGCGCATGCTTACCCGTGCGCATAGCGGCTAATTTTGGCCGTTGATAGTAAAGGGATCCAAATGCAATTCACTATTAAAACAAACGAACTTAAAGCGCTATTAATATGCGCAGGCAAAAAAGACATTCGCTATTATTTGAACGGAGTACACTTTGAATCAAGCGCCCATGGCATGATCGCAGCTGCGACCGATGGCCACCGCTTATTATGTATTAATCTACCGACTGAAAGCGCGCCAGGCATTAAAGCACTAGTATCGCGTGAATTGATCGAGGCGGCCGTTAAAACTAAAGCGCCGGTGATTGATATAACGATCGAAGGCCAGCAGGTAACATTTTCAAGCGCCGGCCAAAATGTTAGCGGTGGTTTAACCGATGCTACTTTCCCGGACTATCGCCGCGTGATACCTGAAAAAACTACCGGCGAAAATATCTCGGATTTTAATAACGAGTATTTAGTAGACTTTGACAAGGTAGGTAAGTTAGTAGATGGCGGCTTAGCGCAAGTGGTACAGAACGGCCCAAGCGCTGCGCTAGTGCATTATTCTAACGAGCACGTGATTGGCGTATTAATGCCAATGCGAAAAGACGCCGTAAAGGGCCCGACTTTGCGCCCCTATTGGATCGAATTGCCAGCAGCGCCATTACAGGCAGCAGCATAATAACAACCAGCGCCAGGCCCACAAGCCCGGCGCTAATTTTTTGGAGTGTATAACATGATTTATTATGTACAGCATAATATCGGCCGGGCTAAATACGTGCTTAACTATTATGACGGCATTAAACAGCACGCCGATAAAAGCCCGTTTTATGACGTGCTAATATTTAAATCTAAAGCAGCATTAAACTTAAAACTAAGGGAGTTATTAAAATGAACTTAAAAGACCGTATTGAAATAGAATTAGCGCGTAATTACACGCCTATATTGAATGATGCGCTTGCGTGCATAGTAGAACTAAACTATGATCATTTAGCTTTGTTAGCACTGTACGACACGCTCGAAGGTTTCGATCTGCCTCTTGATAGCGAGGCCTTAAGCGAGGCCCTGGCAAAATCAAAAGCTGATTATATGGCGCTTGCTGAACGGTACGACAAACTAAGCGATATTGTAGACAGTTACGCCGACATAAGCCATAAGCTAATTTATGGCAGCGCTAAATAATATGCTATTAGCACTTGCGGCTTTAATTGCGGCCCTTATAGCGATTATATTATATATTTTATACAACCCTATCAACCCAAAAAAGAAACGGCCCTAAGGCCGTTTTTTTATTTGATAACAACCATTTTTGGCGGCTCTGATATTTCAACCATTCGCCGGAGATCCGACTTGCTATGATTAGCAAAGCCTGGAGCGCAGTATATATGCTTTTTATTCA